GCAACACTCATGGAATACCTTTCAAGGAGCTGTGGAGAAACCAGAGCAGCGCAGCCACGCTTATCCAGCCACTGCCATGTGGCTTTGTAGATTTCACCAGCCACCAGAGCTTTACCATCTTTTTGAATGGCTTCGAGCATCTTATTTGGTTCAGGCATTTCTTGTCCCTCAAGATCTGCAGTATCGGAAAATTCCATCACCGTCAGCTTCCTTCCACCAAGATTACCTTCGGCTATTTTGTCAGCCAGAGGTTTCTTTTTTGCCCCTGCACCAACACGAGCGCCACCTCTGTTCGTACCGTCTTTTGCCAATGATTACACCTCCTTCACAAAAGTGGGGGCTATACCCCCGTTTGAATCTGCGTTTTTTAACACGACACCCCAGCCCGCTGTCCGGATTGAAAAGTTGTAGGGATTTTACCTCCCCCACCGGTCACCACTCTCAGCGGTAATCTTTGAGTGACATGACTTACAAAGGGCCATCAGGTTACTGGTTTCATTGCCACCGCCTTTGGAGAGAGGGAGGATGTGGTGGACTTCTTCGGCGGCTACAATTCGTCCGTTCTTATCACACTCCTCGCAAAGAGGATGGGCTTTGATGTAGCGATCCCTGATACGCTTCCAGGACCTACCGTAGCGTTTATTGGACGCAGGATCTCGTTGGTACTGGTTGTAGCGTTTTGTTACCACCTTCTTATGCTCGGCGCAGTACTCTCCGCCGTCTGCAAGCCGACCGCAGCCTGGGTAAGCACAAGGACGCTTAGGTTTGTATGGCATGGGTTCACCTCCTTTGGGCATAAGAAAAGCCCTCGTGGGGTGTTCCCATGAAGGCTTGTTTACATTGTGGCTCACTTTATATATAAGCACACATCGTAGGTATCATTCTATGTTATTTAGTATCCAACTAATCAAAGATACCAGTTTTTAATAGGATTTCTTTGTGGGGCTTACATTCCTTACAGACATAGTGTCTGTCCCGGAGATAGTTTAAGGATCTTACTTCATCACCACAGAAGCGGCAGTGGGGGAAGTAGTAGGTCATCCTTCCAGCTTTTGAGATTCTGACGTTGTCTTCTTTAGCTTCACGGTAGCTCATTTTTACAAACCTCCATTTTACATATAATCACATGCGGTGGGTATCATTCTATGGTTTTAGGTATCCTGGTTTAAAATCTTACTGCAAACTTCCAAGGCAGCGTTATGCATTTTGTAGAGATGGTGGATGGTGTAAGACATATCCACTGCGATCTTTTCCCAGGTTAGAAAACAAAGGTAGCGCTTCTCAAGAAGCGTCTGGTACTCAGAGTTTTCTATGGACTTGATGATGGTCATGATTTCACGTTTCGAATCTACAAGACGAATGATGTCCTGATTGATTTCTTCCTGCAGGTCGATGATTCTGGCAATCACATCAGCCATTGTTGATGTTGAGCGGTTCGGATTTCTTGGCATTGCACTCAAAGTCGATGTGGCTCTTGTGGCCAGTGCATTTAAAGATTCTAATTGTTCAAACTTACTACGGATCCGATGGTCAATGCGATAAGCTTTTGAGAAGTATTCTCTTGCGTTTTGTTTATTCATATCAGCCCTCCGAATATTTTAGATTTCACTCGGATTGGCGAGGATTGTCATAGGTTGTCTTAGATTTTCAGATCTGCCTTTACGGCATTGATGAGTGCAGCTTGGGTGCTATTCTTTTCTCTTAGTGCTTGAAGGATACGTCCATCGATGGTGTCTTTGGTAATGATGTGTTGAACAACAACGGTATTTTCTGTTTGTCCCTGTCTCCATAGGCGGGCATTGGTCTGCTGGTAGAGTTCCAAGCTCCAAGTTAGGCCAAACCATATAAGGGTGGAGCCGCCTTGTTGAAGGTTCAGGCCATGTCCTGCAGAAGCGGGGTGGATTAAAGCTACTGGTAATTCACAACTGTTCCAGCTCCGAATACTTTCAGAAGAATCAAGGCGAGAGAACTTTATTTTATTGTGCTGCAGCCTTTCAGTGATGCGCTCAAGATCATGCCTAAACCAATAGGCAACTAGGACGGGTTTTCCATTAGCGGCTTCAATGAGATCTTCTAATGCATCCAGCTTTCTGTCATGGATCCGCATAATCTCTTGGGTATCTGAGTAGACAGCTCCGTTGGCCATTTGAGACAGTTTGCCTGAAAGAGAAGCAGCATTGGCTGCGGTGATATCTCCACCAGGAAGCTGAAGGACTAGGTCGCGCTTTAATTCCTCATAGCGTTTACGCTCTGGTTCTGAAAGCTTTACTGGATACTCTGAACTGATGAGTTCTGGCATCTTCAAATGGTCAGTGGATTTCATGGATATGGTAATGTCTGAAATCTGTCGGTAGATGGCATCCTCTGCAAAGGGTAGAGGCTTGTAACTAAAGATGATCTGACCATTACGCTTATCTGGAATAAAGTAGTCGTCTCGATACTTGCCAATAAATCTTCCCAGTCGTTTACCCATATCCAGAAGCCTAAACTCAGCCCATAAATCCATGAGTCCGTTTCCAGTAGGAGTACCAGTTAAACCCACCATCCGCTTAATACGGGGACGGACTTTCATCAAGGCTTTAAATCTCTTAGCCTTGTGATTTTTAAAGGATGAAAGCTCGTCGATAATCACCATGTCATAGTTAAAAGGGATACCGCTGTCTTCCACAAGCCACTGGACATTTTCTCTGTTGATGATGTAGATATCCGCTTTTTTCAAAAGTGCAGCTTTTCTTTCTGTTTCAGTACCAACAGCCACAGACCAGATGAGATGATCTAGGTGTGACCATTTCTCTAGTTCTTGGGGCCAGGTGTCTCTTGCCACACGAAGAGGTGCAACTACTAAAACTTTATGAACCTTAAAGCTGTCAAAGAGTAAGTTGCTTATGGAGGTGAGGGTCAGCACAGTTTTTCCTAACCCAAGCCCATGTCAAGAAATATGGCAGCAATGGGGTTGTTTTCGATGTAGGCACTTGCGTATTGCTGATAATCATGTGGTATGAACTTCATTTGGCATCACCTCCCATATCGGATAATATTGTCTTTATTCCTGCTACGCTATCAAGCACATAAACCTTGAAGCCAAGATCACGAAGGAGCTTATGTCTTGCCAGTTGTAAAGGTCGAGGCTTCTTCCCAGGGGCTTTGACTTCAACAAATGCGATTCTACCTCCGGGGAAAAGGATTAACCTATCCGGCATGCCATCAAAACCTGGACTGACAAACTTTGGTGCAATGCCACCCATGCTTTTTACGGTGAGTACTAACTTTTGCTCAATGAATTTTTCATTCATAGCTCATAGATCCTTTCTACTGGATCCACAAGGTCAAAAGCGGCGTAGGTAGCAGCTAGAAAGCTAGTGATCGGACGTCCTTTATGTTTCCATATGGATTTTCCATTGCAGCTGACGCCATAGTGGTTCTGGTTGAATCTGCTTTGCTGAATGTTGACCCAGTTGTCTTGGTATTTAAGACTAAACCCACCATAGCGGTTTTCTTTCCATTTACGGTTTGGAAAGTTACTTCTTCGTTTTGCCCGATTTTTCATGAGACGCTCACGTTCTTTAGAAGCAAGGACATCGCCTTCCATGATACCGGCACATATGCATCCAACCTTTATGTCTTCAAAGTAATCATCATGATGCATCACATGGACAAACCTGACTCTACTGCAACCACAAAGTTCACAGGTATAAAGGCCATCACTAGAGTTTTCTTCTTCAATATCAATCACATCATCACAATACCAACCATCCAGTGGGGCATTCCATTTTCTTAGTTGCTTTTGACACCTAGCAATATATGCAGAGTTGACTTCGTTATTTTTCATTTCATTGACCTCCTTAGTTAAGCTGTTCCTATAACCCAGAAATCCCTTACGCGCGCAAATGTGCGTATTTCGAGTCTTACTGGTATTATTTTTTATATTTCTAATTAGATAAAGATATTAGGAACACAGGAACATAACTTATGTGGGGGCCTAGCGGCGGCCCCTTTGGGGTGTTCCTGAAAGTGTTCCTATCCTGATATTCCAGGAACAAAACCTGTTCCAGGAACAGTTCCTAGAATTAGCTGTTTCCAGGAACAGACCTGGGAACAGACTTAGGAACAAACATATACTGTGGTCCATAAAGGGTAGTTCTATCTTTTTTCGGTAGACGTTCCCAGTCCAGTTTTATGAGAATTGCAGAAAGTTCATTGGAGTCGGTGCGCTTAAGATTTGACCGATCCTTACCAAAACACTCACACCAGATTTCCATATTGCAGACACTTTGTCGCTTATTGGTGCCAGTGCGACCAATGCCGCCAAGCTCAACTCCACTTAAGAAGTTTCTTCTTTCGAATAGATCCATCTGTTCCCAATCATCAGGGAGCAGTGTATCCAGGTATTCTCTGACCAAGCCTTCACGCTCATCGGATTCCATGGCATCACGCTGCTCAGCCTTGGCCAGCTGCTCCATGGAGGAGTCCAGATAGAGCTTTTCACCAGCCTTGACGTATACCAGGGCCTCTGCCCATATCTGCTGGATCTCTTCAGCGGTAATCTGCCAGGAGTATTTACTGCCACCACCGGGAGTCTTCACAGGCCAGAAACGACGATTTCCCGTTGTATCTCTAAGATAGCCGGACTCTGCATTGGTGGTACCGAAGAAGATGCACTGACGCTGGTGAGGGGTTGCTCGTTTTCCAAAAGCCGCACGGTAGATATCATTTTGCCTTGAGAGGAAAGAACGCAGGGTTTCCACTTCAGCTTTCCTAAGACCTGCCAGCTCACCAATTTCAAGTATCCAGTAGCCTTGCAATTTCTCTGCAGCGGTTTTGTCTTTTGTATCTCCAAGGTTTAAGCTGTCGGAGAACCATTCGCCAGCAAGCTTTGAGATGAGCGTACTTTTACCGACGCCCTGCGGCCCGTTTAATACGAGCATGGAGTCAAATTTACACCCAGGATTCTGAACACGACTTATGGCAGCACATAGGGTTTTTCTTGTAACAGCACGGACGTACTTATTGTCATCAGCTCCAAGGTAATCAATGAGTAAGGTATCTAGTCTTGGTACCTTGTCCCATTCCGGTAAAGAGTCCAAATATTCTCGAATGGGGTGATAGGACCTATCGTCAGTGACTTTGGCTACAGCAATTTGATAGTTTCTTTGGGAGAATGTCCCGTAGTTTGAATCAATATAACTGATAAGTTGAGCATCATCTGCGTCCCGCCAGTATTTTGATGGGTGGTTCCAAGGGACGCTACCTTTGATCTCCATTCCATCAAGCTGCTGATTAAATACCAGTGCCTGTAGATTTGGGTCGTTCTGTAGAATAAGCGTGATGTTGTGCAGATTGTTTTTTAGAACAGTTGAGCGGGGTTCATATTCCAACCTTTTCTGCCAATCTGTATCCTCATCATCAAAATCATCCATAGCACGGGATTGCCTTTCTTGAACCAAGAGAAGCTTTACCTGTTCATCCTTTGAGGCAAATTCTGTCATGGCCTTGTAGGAAGGAAGCTTTGTTATAGGTGTTTCTTCTGGATATTTATCATCAAGGTTTCTAAATTGGTGGAGCCTTACCAGGTCAAAGGCATTGAGGAGCTTTCCGCATAATGGATCCGTGGCATGATGGGAGTAGACAAACTTGTCATCATGAACCACCACACCTGCAGCGCTATCAGCGGGGATGTAGTCATATCGTCCCGGCATAGCTGAAGGCTCATAAACATCAGATAGAAAAGCTGATATGGCATCTGTGATGCTATAGGTCCTACAGAAAGCCCCAACAATTCCTGGTTTAGAAAGTGGATCAGCTTGTTCAGCGATGCGTTGTTTCTCAACTTCCGACTGACGAGAGGACACTGGCCAGGTAGATGCATCTTGCCAATCATCATATTTAGCCAGGTAATCATCTGGATTTAAGAGATCTCCGTCTTTTTCTTTGTACAGGAATTCTCCGTTTTGCGAGGTAGAGGGCCAGTACATCAATCGATGGGGTTCATAGGTGCTGTCATCAAAGAGATCAATGCCGACTTCCTTGGCCACCATTCTTGCCACAGCGGGATACTCAGCCTCACTCACTTCACGAGAGAGTGGAATAACAAGTCTGATTCGAGGATATTCCGGCGTGTGCTTATGGGTGGAGTAAGCGCAGCACTTATATGGAAGATGGTCGATGGTGTCATCCCATATACCGGGCTTGCCATAATCCATATCAAGGAGGATCATGGAGCGGCACAGTACGTTTCCCTTTTTACGACGACCATCCCGTAAGTGACCAGCCACATAGCCACCGACATCTTTGACGGAAGATTGCTGGTCTTTAGACATTTTTCTGTATTCTTCTATGGTTTCAGTAGTACGAATGGTGGAGCTGACTCTGGTGCAAAAATCCTCCCAAGAGATCTCGTTGTTTTTCCACTTTTTATCCATACGACTGTTACCGTAAGAAATCTTCATTTACAAAACCTCCTTACACTGAGATGAAAAATAGCGAATTGGGTAGTTCTTACGTTTTGCCCAGTTGATCTCTGCTCTCATGCCGGAGGAAATGTGGCTTCCAAACACCCAAACCTCGGAGCACTTTGACATCAGTACATTTCCAAAGAACAAACCAAGTTCTCGTTCATCAGGATCACTGTCATCAAGAAACTGAGTAAAAAGTAGATGTGGAGCGATAGGGATGTTCCCCATCGAAACCGCGAACCTACTATAGCGTCTGGCAGAGTCGGTGTTTCTTTCAATATCACCTGAGTAGGGTGAGCAGATATACACAAGTGGACGAAAGGCTCTAGCGGCCTTTTCTCTTTGTTCAATTTTAGTTAAGGCATCATAAGCAGTGGGGTCGTAGTAACCTTCAGCGTTAAATTTATCAATTCCCATTAGTAGAACCCCCTTTATGCTGACCTATCGGAAATCTTCATCTTGTACCATTCCAGATAGCGCTTACGCTGTTCATAGTCTGGAACAGAGAGAAGAAGTCCAATGTCAACTTTTTGAAGTGTCTCGAGCATTTTAACTTGGTCATCGCTTAGGTATGGACGGATGCTGGTGCCTTTTTCAAGGTTATACTTTTGTCTGATTTGCTTCGCAGACATTCCAGTTACAATGCGGTTTATCATGTCGCATTCATTGCTGAAGTGATAAGGCTTGGGGTTTTCGTGAAGCAGCTTTATATTTTCAGTCAGCAGAGGGAAATCCTTACGAGCTGTAACCAAAGTTGTGATGAAATCTTCCATCTCATTGAAACGTTTAATATAAAGTTCTTTAAATCGCATGGCCTTTTGTCCGGTGTAACCCATAACAAGCATCGTGAAACCATCTCTTGTCATCATGTAACAGGGCTGCTTTTTATTTTGAGAACTGATGTAAGAGGACGGCTCAAAATTGAGCAGAGCAAATTCTTCACTTAACCCAGAAGTGGGGTCAGTGATTCGTGCAATATCTCTAAGAACATTTTTGTGCTCCTTATCAAAAAACTCTGCCACGTAAAGACTGTCCACTCGTGCAGTGTCCCTAGTGTCTGCAAATATACCGTATTTGTCTTTTGGAATTAATGCTTTCATTAGAATTCCTCCAATCTTGACTTACTGCACTCAGGACAGAAAATAGCAGTTCCATAAAGGTCGCTTTCTCCATCACTAAACAGCTCCGAAATGTCTAAAAAGATTTCAACACCGCAATCAGGACATGTGGAGACGGTTGTGCTTCTGGAGAAGTTGTAAATTGTCATTCAGATGAAGGAAGAATCTTAATTCTCATCCAACTGAATTCCAAGAATCCGACTGAAAGGAAGGATGATTGGTTAAAGAAGTTTAGGAGAAATAAAAATGAAATATGTTTTAATTGCTCCATGAGGTATGAATTGTAAAATATGTATAGCCTTTCAGTTTAAAAAAAGATCTTAACAAGAAAGGATTTCATAGAAAATATAGATGGGATAAAAAATGATGTTATAAGGTAATTATAATTAAAGGAGTATATAAATGATAAAATATCCACAACCACTAAAAAAAGGAGATACTATAGGTATTTGTGCACCATCATCAGGTGTTACAGGCATTTTTCTAAATAAACTAGATTATGCAAAAAAAAATCTTAATAACTTAGGTTATGAATGTATTAAAACTAAAAGTGTTAGACAAAATAATAAGGAAGTAAGTGCTGATTCTAAAACAAGATACAAAGAGTTTATGTCCTTATGTAAAAATCCGGAAGTAAAGGCTATTATTCCTCCTTGGGGCGGAGAGTTTTTAATTGACATGCTCCCTTATATTGATTTCAAAACCATAGAAAAATTACCACCTAAATGGATTTTAGGGTTTTCAGATACAAGCACTTTACTTTTTACCCTTACTACAAACTTAAAAGTTGCTACAGCTCATGGACCGAATTGTCTTGATTTTGGATCTGAATTAATAGATGAATCTGTACTCGAAGCATTAAAAATACTATCTCTCGACATGGGTAGTAATTTTAGTCAAAAAAGTTTGGTGAAATATCAAAAAGATTGGTTTGAAGTTAAAGAAGATGTATTCCCTTCATATAATCTCTCTGAAAAAGTCATCTGGAAAAGCCTAGATAATAAAAATCATGAATTTAGCGGAAGATTTATTGGTGGTTGTATGGATGTTATTTGTAAAATCATAGGTACACCATATGATAATACAAAAAACTATATAAGCCAATTTAAAGAAGAAGGAATAATATGGTATTTAGAAAGTTGTGAGATGAACGCAGGTGATATTTATAGAACTCTATGGCAGATGAAAGAAAATGATTGGTTTATAAATACTAATGGATTTCTTTACGGTAGACTAGAGGGATATGAGAATACTGGAGATTTTACTTACATAGATGCTTTTCATAAAATTTTAGGCGATTTGAATATTCCTGTAATTTATGATGTGGATTTAGGACACAGACCACCTCAACTTACCTTTATTAACGGGTCTTATGGGGAGGTTAAGTATTTTGGTGGCAAGGGTGAAATTAATCAAACAATGAAATGATTATACTATTCCTTAATATCACTTTTTAGTTTTTTATTATATCTTTGTAGTTTATAAAACAAGAATCCGTAAAAGCTAATCAAAACAACATACAATACTATTAAAAACTCATTTCCATGGTCACGGTTGATA